GATGATCGCTTTCATTCTGTGTTTGGCGTTCTTGGCCGGGTGGTTCAGTTGGAGAAAATCGATTCGTCGATTTCTGTCCAAATGCCTTCCCGCCTGGTGTCTGATCGAGATGCCGGCGTGGGTTGGTTTTGTTCCGTCCCGGGTTGCAACTCTGCTGCGTACTACGTGGATTGTTGCTTTCATGAAGAAGCATCCGATTGCCGGCTTGATTTTCTACCCACGCAAGTGGCTGGGAGACGGTTGGGACAAGTTTGTGTGCTTTTTCTGGGGGAATTTCGATTCCATACTTTTCTGCTCGATCGTGGTTTGCGTTTACGGTTGGCTCCGTCGCAAACCCCGTTTTCGCAAGGAAGGTACTTTCACGTTCATGAGTGCTTTTGCGAGCGGCATCAAGGCTGGTGCTTTGATTGCTGGCTTTGCGGAATTCGGTCGGAAGCTTGATCCTCGCAATGTCAAAGGTGCAAACCTTGTGGCAGAGCTTGTGGAGCTTTTTGGTCGTGTGTTCAATGATACGCCGAAGGAGGGCCTCCCCGTTGATGAAGACGAGGATGATGGCTTTCTGGATATGGCGCGCAAGATCATTCCTGGCGTGAAGAAACTTTTGACCAAGTATCGTTCACGCATTGCGTACTTTGTCCTCTCTGTTTTGGTTGGCGTGATGCTCTTCGCGTTTTTCCACCACCGTGAGTGGTTTGAGTCGTTTGCTGCCCACGAGGGTCGTGGGTCTGGCAAGGCGAAACGTGGAAACACGAACAAGAAGATGCGTCGGCTGAACAAGGCTACTAAGGGCAAAAAGAAGCACTTTGTGCTTTATGATGCTGCTGACCGTGCGGATATTATGTCGTGCACCTATAATGGGTCGCCGATTGAGGCTCCGATTGTTGGGCAGCCGTTCGCGGCTGGACGTTGGGTCATTTTCCGAAAGGATGAGGATGGCAATGTGGTGAAGGATGACTTTTCAGTTGAATCTGTTGAAGTGTCGTGCAACAAGCCTGTGGAGAAGATTGAGCAGAAGCCAACTCTCCCTGTGACTGCTGCTGACGACGTTCCTCCCTTTGTTGTTCCGAAGAAGCCTGTTCCTAAGGTGGCTCAGGCTGCTCGTGTCCCTAAGAAGGATGTGAAGAAGGATATCGTGTGTTTCAAGTGTGGCTACACTGGTCACTACGCGAATCTTTGCCAGTGCAAGGAATTGCCTCGTACCCCTAAGAAGGCTGAGGCACTTGTGGCTGGTTCCACGAAAATGGACTTTAAGTCTCATCGTCACAATATGGGTCAGGCGATTGCTTCCGATGGGAGCGTCGTTGCCCAGATTGTGGTGTCTTGGATTGGGATTCTTGTGAACGCTCATGTGTACAAGGATTGTTCCCACTTCAAGTTTGGAGACAAGGTTGTTGAGAAGACAACGATCGTTCATCGTGATGTTGGAGAAAACCATGATTTGCTTGCGTGCAAGAAGTTCGATGGCTGTCCCGAAGGTTTGAACAAGGCTCGTTTTGCTGAACCTGAACTGAATCAAAAAGTTTGGTTCCTCGCACGTGATGCGATGGTTAGCAACGGCATTGTCACCTATGTCGGTGATGGCCCAGAAGGACTTGAGATGCGCACAACCTGCTCTACAGAGGGCGGTGATTGTGGAGGTCTTTACGTCAATACCAACGGACGCGTTGTTGGAGTTCATTTTGCGGCTGGACGGCCCAAGGTTGACAATCGTGCGATTCCTGTTACTGCTCGCATGCTTCAGTTGGTGCCAAAAAACTAACCACGCACATCGGATCTCGATGGTTCGAGATACCTGTGTGCAAACCTCAGCCGCATGTAGTGCCGTTGCAGGTGGTGGGTTATGTTCCGTTCAGGCCCTTAGGCTCTTCTCACTTCCTGCCAGCTCCTTGGCAGGGAGACAGCTCAGATGTGGATTACGTTCCTTGTGCTATGACTATCAATGCATTACGTCAAAGCTGTGCAAAGGCTGTTGATCCCCTTTTGCCTTATCCGGATTCCAAGTTAGCATGGATGTACCAGTATGGTATGCGCTACTTGGCCGGTATATGGCAGGGTGACAACTTTGCTACGGCTCCCGAGGCTATCGGGCGTATGACAATGACAAAAAGTGCTGGTTATCCCTACTACTACGATTGCCAAGATAAATATGAAGCTTTCGTACGTTATGGTCCGGAAATCCAACAGAACGTGAAAAATGTCCTAGCTGGTCAGCAAATGTGGCTCCCCTTTTCGCTGACGTTAAAGGATGAATTGCGGACTGCGGATCGTGTCGCAGCCGAAAAGACAAGAGGTTTCAACGCTTCGGGTGTTGTTCATCTTCAGTGTTCAAAGCAGCTTTTCTCTCGTCAAAATGATAAGCTTATGGAGACGATGGGTCGCCATCCGATTACAATTGGCGTTGCTGTTCCTGGTCCTCAGTTTGTGAAGACAGTTCTTTCGTTGGGTAACCGACGGAGGTGCTTCTTTGCAGATGGTGATGGCTGTGACCAACGTTTCAATCTCGGGTGTGCGCGTATCATTCGTGATCTCCGTAAAGCCTTCTTGGCTGAAGACTATCATGCTGCTGTTGACATCCTGTACGATGCGGTGTATGCTGGTGACACTATCACAATGGGTGTAGTGTATCGCTTGCTCCACAACAAGTCAGGGTGGGAAAATACTGGCCATGACAATTCGTTGTACTTTTGGCTTGCCCTTGCTGAAGCTGTTTCGACCTTAACTGGTCGGGATGCTGATGAGGTTCTCAAGTTGATTGTGAATGGGGACGATTTTGCGCTGTCTATTGATGACGACAATGTGGGTATTCGGCAAGTTCGCGATTACCTGGCTCAGTACCAGGTTTTGATCGCTTACGATAATGCCGAACCCTGTTGGGCGCAGGAGGTTGTCTTTCTTTCACATCATCTTCGTGAGCGTTTCGTTCGAGGTCATGGTGATCTCTTGGTTGCCGCTGGCAACTATTCGAAGCTCATGTCTAGTGTGAACTGGGTGAGGGTGAACAATTCTTTCTCTTTTGAGGAGTGTGTCCTGATGCACTTGCTTGGTCTTCGGATCGTGGTGTGGCCCTGGGAGTATGAGTTCCTTTTGTTGGAGGCTCGGATTGATTCGTACCTTAGTACGATTGTCCAGACGCCCCGCATTAGGGATATCCTAGGAGCTCGCATCTCGGTCGCGCAAATCGTGGATCTACATTTTCGTTGGGAGTCCCGCGCGTTTTTCGACGTGGACTCGATTGGTGCCGGCTTACTTGAACGTTTCAACGGCATAAGTCTGTGTGTGACTAAGATCATACAAAACAACAACAAGAATGGAACCTGCGCGTACTATCAAGCAGGAACAAGCGCGTCGCGAGGTAGCGCGTCGCAAGGCCCAGTCCGCGAAGGACAAGGCTCTTGCTCGTGCTAACCAAGGCGGACAGGGTATGCCAAAACCCCGGAAGTTGAAGATAACTTCGAAATCAGGCAAGGCGAATTTCGGTCCGCGCCCAGGCAAGCAGGTTTCTGCGGCTGCTGCCTATTCGACCGGGCAATCGAGTTCTCCGCCCATGATTCAGGCTTCTCGTGATTCGGCCCGCATCGTACACCGTGAGCTCATTGCTTCGGTTGTCGGTTCGGACGTTTTTACGGTTCAGAATGCGTTCTCATTGAATCCTGGGCTTGCTGCAACTTTCCCTTGGCTTTCTACTCAAGCGCAGTCTTGGGAGGCATACCGCTTCAATAAGTTGAAGTTTTGTGCCTATACCCGGACTGGTTCCGCTACTCCTGGCTCCTTGATGCTCGTTCCTGACTACGACGCCGCTGACGCTTCTCCTGCGACAGAGACGATTGCTAGTTCATACGAAGACGTTGAGGAGGATGTTCCGTGGAAGGACATTGAGTGTACTCTTCGTCCAGGTTCAATGCATGCATTGGGCCCTCGCAAGTTTATTCGCTTGGGTGCCCTGCCTGCAAACCAGGACATTAAGACGTACGATGCTGGAACTTTGTTTGTGTGCACCATTGATGGCACTGCCATCAAGTGGAGCAAGCTTTGGGTAGAGTACGACGTGACTCTGTTTACGCCTCAGCTTCCACCTTCGGGTGCTGGAGTTTTGGCCTCAGATCATCGCGTTGGTACTCTGAACGTGACGGCGAACAACTTTGCGAATCCGGTCGTTCAGGCCGGCTCGACTCCGTTGTTCACCATTGCTGGGAATGTCTTGACATTCGTTTCTGCTGGTGAGTTTTTGATTACAGACTACCAGGCATCGGGTGTTTCTTCGACTTATGCCGACAGCCCTACTCTTGGAGCAGGTGCTGCTCTTGTCCCGACTTATCTCGGGGTTGGCTATTCTCCCGGTGGTGTGACGAACACTGTCTCCGCACTGATTACCTCCCCAGTTGGGGGTACTTTCAGTTGGCCTTGTACCCTTGTTACCGGTACTGTGTGGGACTTGTTTGTTGCGTCCGTTCCAGCTTTGGGTAGAGTACGACGTGACTCTGTTTACGCCTCAGCTTCCACCTTCGGGTGCTGGAGTTTTGGCCTCAGATCATCGCGTTGGTACTCTGAACGTGAC